CACCAGCTTGTGGCCTAGGGTCTGTAAATATAATTCCAGAGGTTTTAACAGCATCAACATAATAAACACCACTTAACATATTATTTGAATGTGTGTGAGGTCTATGTGTTTCACCAGGTTTTAAAACATTTGACCACATATCAGTAATCTTAAAACTATCATATTTTAATTCTAACTTATCAAAAACATTTTTAGAATACTCTAGTATTTTATCTGTAAGAGTATCGTAAATAATCATTTTATGTAAGTCAGCAATACTTTGCCAATTTTTAGTATCACTGTTATATGTTGATATAATATGTTTTCTAATATCTAATATATCCTTTTCAGGTATAACATTATCAATTAAAAAAATATGTGTTGAAAATAACTTATCGTGTTTCATTAAATAGCACCACTAGTAAACTTACGCCAATCAATTGCATTTTTAATAGTAAATGTTCTATTGCTTATTTGTTTAATTGTTCTATCTAAGAAATCTACTACTGTATTTAAATAGTCAACCTTTTGTTTTGCCTTAATATATTCTTCATCTGAATAAATGTATTGGTCGACATCTTGTCTAAGTAATTTAAAGTTAAAAGGTTTCTGTGCATACACTGAGGCATCTGCCTTACCAGTATAGTATTCCCAAAGTTTTCTTTTTGTATCAAACAAATCACCTTCGGCTCTACTCAACATAAGTTTAAACTTAGTTAAGTGTTTCATATATTTGTTGTGTAACTGAGGAGTTTTTAAAGATTCAAGGTCTAATTCAACATCATTAATCTTCAAGTCTTTATCAGCTAATTCTTGTAGTTTTTCTAAATCCATAATGTACCCATTCTATCATAATAATATAAAAATGTAAAGCTTTTAAGAGGTCACTGTAGTAGTTGATGATGCACCTACTGAAGCAAACTCATAGATTTTATAGTCAAAAGATACTGTTGCCTGTAAGTAATCAATATCATCAGCTTGTTGACTATAAGATAGACCTGATAAAGCAGTTGGAATTACATCTGAAAACCTTACTTCTTTTACAGGTCTGTTTTTACTAGATAAGATTGTCAATGTTGCGTCTGAGAACATACCACCTATTGGTATAGGTCCGTACTTAACTTTACCAGCATCTGTTGTTAAATCAGTACCAGATGATTTGGGAAATCTATCTGCACCAGCGCCTAGTAAATCTCTTGCTTGTTGACGGTCTCTTGGAAAACCTATACCCATTAACCAGCCGTGTATCTCGGCATAGTTATCTAAGTTTTCATCTACTAAAAATGTCATTTCTAAACTACTAAAATTAATCTTTTCACCAGGCAAAGGTATATCTGCTAATGGTGTTTGCATAACTTTAGATGCAATCGCAACAGCAGGAACATTAACTGCTGTACAAAAGTATTCTACTTTAGGTAGTTTAATAATACTAAATTTAAATTGTGTTGGAGAGGCGTAGTCAAACTTAGTAGGTTGCCTACTGTATGAATTAGTTGTTGTCATTTTTTATTCTCTCCTTTTGTAATTCTTTATCAATCTCTATCCACTCTTTTGTAATAATATCTTGTTCTGATAAACTAATTTTATGAAAAGCAATACCACCTATTAATAATAATAGGGTTATAGAGAATAACCATAGATACTGAATTAAAATCTTTTTCATATGGATATTTATCCACCAGGAAAAAGGCCAAAAAAAAGGGGGCAATTTCTCGCCCCCTTTGGATGTTGTAGATAACTCTACAAGATATTACATTAAGTTAGTTACTTTAACTCTTTGGTAGTATCTGTTTGAGTTAGCAGAACCAGCGTCATTTACTGGAGAAACAGCACCTGAAGCGGCACCTGTTTCAGCAAATGGGTTAGCAACAAGACCATATCTAGTTTTGAAGCCAATTTTTGGTTGGAAAGTGTCCTGACCAACTGCTCTCACCATTTGTAGTGGAACATATGGACAGTAGAACATACCAGCGTCATAAGGTGAAGTACCTTTGTAACCCACAACATAGTATTGTGATGCTGATGAGTTTGCTGAGTACGGGTCAATGTACACTTTGTATCTGCCGTTTAATACACCAGCAAAAGTATTACCAGTGTCGTCAACATTAAGATTGTTGTTTAATGCAGGAGTGTAATCTAATACACCAGCCATTTGAAGAGCACTTGCAACATCTGAAGAACAGATAATCATGTTACCTTTTCCTCTTCGTGTTCTTTGTGCAATTCTGTTAGCATCTCTCTCTAATTGGAACATTAAACCTTTGAATCTTTCAACTGACCATCGACCGTTTGAGTCTGTGTCTAAGTCAAAGATACCAGCAGTTGTAACATTACCAGTTTGAGCACCTTTTTCTGCATTGATGTAGATTGTTCTAACAACTTCTCTATTGATTTCAGCAAGAATTTCAGCAGATAGAATGTTTGCTAATTCTGTTTCTGCGTCTAAACCGTGGATTGCTTTAAGGTCTTGTGCAAGTTCCATAGTGTATTCTGCTTTAAGAGCTCTTGACTTAGCAGTCACAGTTGATTTCTCAATTGAGAATGCCATTTCAGCAAATGCATTACCAGATGCATCTCCTAGAGCTTCAGCAGCTGCTGTAGTCATTGCTGTACCTTTTGTGTAAGTACCAGCAGATGGACTGTCATTTAGTGCAGCCGGGTTGTTGTTAGGTGAACCAGAGTGAGCTGTAGATGAATAGCCATCAACAGATGAACCAGCAGCATTTCTACCACTGAAGTCTGTATCAGCTTCATCAAACATTGCCTCAGCACCAGTTTGTGAAGTATATCTGCTTCTCATTGCAAAGATAAGTCCAGTTGGACCAGTCATTGGCTGAACGCCAGCGATATCGTATGCAATTAAGTTTGGCATTGCTCTTCTAACTAATGAAATTAGGATTGGATCCCAATTCGCAATTGATGAACCAGTTGCGTTAGTTGGAGCTGCCTCGCTTAAGAAAGCTGCATCTTCTTTAGATGCTCTTTCTTGGTTTTCTAAGATGACAGATGTAACGGCTCGTCTGTAAGAGTCCTTGATTTCTGGTAAATCAGGATGTTCTAAGACAGGCTGCCATTTTTTCTCGTGTGTTTCGGATAAGTACATTTTAATATTTCTCCCTTACTTATTACCTGTTAGACAGTTTAATGTCTTTTGTTTTGCTAATAGCGGCGGTGTAAGCAGCCATTGCATTTGATAAATCTTCATTTGAAGATTCACCAGCCGCCACATCATGTAAATCCTCTTTCACTTCTTCTTTCTTACCAAAATATGATTCTTTAATAGTTTCACATTTTGCTTTAAAAGATTCAGCGTCTGAGTAGTCAATTTCTTCGGCAAGCTTAGCAAATTTTTCTTTTGCTGTGTCAGCAAGGTCACTAGCAACTTCAGACATGATTTCTTTTCTTGTCTTAACTGTATTGTCCTTGTTTAACTCAACATTCTTTTCGATTTGCTCATTGAGTTTCTTTTCTAAGTCTTCAATTTTAGAAGCTTGTTCTTCTAAAACATTGTACTTTTCATCAGGAACATCAATGTAATGCTCAGCAAAAAGTTTCTTTAATCCTGAAATAAAGTCTTCAGCGATTTCACCTTTGATGCCTCTTTCAAGTGCGATTTCATTTTCTTTCATCCACTCTTCGACAACATAAGATAGATAGCTGTCAACTTTTTCAGTTAACTCTTCTTTATGCTTAGCAGTTTCTTGCTCAAATTTGTTGTTGTACTCTACTTCTAAGTGTTCTTCAATCTCTCTAACTTTAGATTTGATTGCTGATTCAAAGATAGTAGCAGCTTTATTTTTAAATTCTTCGGATAAGTCTGACTCTCCGGCGATTAAAGCATCAACATGTTCAGTTACATCAAGTTCTTCTTTTTTCATTTTCTTGTCATAACCTTCTTCTTTGTCTCCGTCTTTTTTATCTGCTTTCTTGTCTAAGTATTTTTTTAGACCGTCTGGCATTTCGCCTTCTTGTACGACTTCTCCCGATTGTTCTGTTTCTTTGTCTTCTTCCTCTTTCAACTTCGGCATAGGATCAGCTGCGCCTTGGCTTTTCTGAGGAGCTTGACCAGAAACTTCCTTAACTTTTTTAGTTGCGTCAGGATTGCTGTCTGTTGGTTTTACCACAGCTGGACCTAAATCTTCTGCCTCATTCGACAGGTGAGTTGGCTCAGCCGCTACAGCATTCTTTTTAGGAGCATCTGCAACTGTAGCTTCCGCTACTGCTTCAGCTTCTAACGCCTCTAAATTTTTAGCTTCTGTATCGGCCATTGAGAAATCTCCTTTAATTAAAATAACTAGTTATTTTTTTCTCTTAATTATAGATATTTATAAGATTATAGATTTTGAAGAAAGGATTTGAATACTTTAGACTTAGCTTCTGCTAAAGCCTCTCTCTTTGCTTTCGCAATCTGTTGTTTCCACTCATTAATATCTTTTTCAATAAGAACGCCATTGTCCCATATCCACTCTTTTTGTTCCATAATGCCTTCTACGAAAGCATCTGGAGCTGAGGGGTCAGCAACAATATCCGCAGCTGTAGCTAAATAAAAATCTCTACCTACATAATTTGCGCCGTTCTTAGTTACCAAGGAACCCATACCTCGACTAGATACTCCCAATTGAGCACCTTCGTCAATAAGACCTTTTACAATCTTACCGTACGGTGTATCCATGATTTTTGCTTCACCGATAAAATTTTTGCCTTCAGACTTTAGAGATGTAATCATATGTGATACTCTCTCTAAATTAACAGTAGGTCCATCTGGATGGCCTAGTTCACCGAATGCTCTTTTTTTATCTATGAATTCTTTTGTATAACGGTCTACTTCTTTACCAAGTATTTCACTTTCGTAAATTCTACCGTTACGATTTTTAATATCTGACTGTAAGAAAACGCCTCTTATTTTGTAATTCTTTTTACCATTGGTTTCTTCAACCAAGTATTGTGCGTCTTGTATTTCTTCCGATATAAGTTTCATTGTTCTCTCTCTTGTACCAACTATTTATAAACTTTTTTATCTAAACTCTACAATTATTGTGTAATTGTCACCGTTTGCAAAGTTTTTTGTTGATAATAGTATATCTCCTGTTGGTGTTGTTGCGTTATTTAATATCTCATCTCCAGCAGTTCTTAGGTCCCAATAACCATTCCCACTTAGTAATACTGCTGTACTATTTGTTGCACCTGCCCATAACAATTCTACAGCTGACTTATTGTTAGCCGTGTTAATAGAGTACCATATTCTAGCAATCTTTCTAGCACCATCTTCGGTCATAAATGTTGTTTCTGAAGCGTCAACTTTTCTAACTAATTGTTCGCCTGTACCGTCTGAGATGTTTGTCATCTTAACAACAAATTTAACACCAGAGGTATCTGTCAATGTTTGTGTTGTAACTATGTCTGCCATTTTAATTAAATCCTGTTTCTTTGTGACACTCTAACATAAGACTAAAATTATCTACATTAGCGTCTGTTATAATTTTAATATCACCTGTACCTCTAATTTTATTTTCATTTGGTTTTAAACCATAATTATCAATACCTGTCATATTCAATTCTTCTTCATTTTCAAATTGCAATTTTACTGTGCCTGTGCCTTTTACTTCATAGTAAACATTTGCAATTGATACTTCAGATTCATTTGTTGAACCTGATAATGTATCTAAATTAATTAAAGTTTCATCTTCATTTCTAGCGCCAGTAATTTTATTAATTACTTTAAATGAATCATCAACTAATTTTTCAGATACGATAGTCAT